GAGGGAGGACAGACCTCACTCTCTGAACTGCGCGGCACCGCTGGCATAGGTCAGCTGAGTAACATGGTGCTGGGACTGGAGCGGAACGGGCAGGACCCTGACCTCTACCGGAGGAACGTCACGCTGATCCGGGTGCTCAAGAACCGCTTCTCTGGCCTCACTGGCCCAGCCTGTCACCTGCACTATGACCGTGCAACAGGACGCTTGACACAGATAGACGATCCTGCTACAGATACGGATACAGAAGTAGAAGCAACAGAGGCAGAGGACTTTGACGAGGTACTATAATGAAGCGACTGTTCTTGGATATAGAGACAGATGGATTCAACCCTTCCCGCATATGGTGTGTGGGTACAATACTACTGGAGGACAACAAGGATGGTACTGAAGTTCAAACCCCTAGACTATTCCGAGAGGGAGAAAGAGATAGCTTTGCAGATTATGCGGCACAAGCGGATAAAGTTATTGGCCACAATGCTATTCACTTTGACTTTCGTATACTTGATATTCTTTGGGGTATTCACTTTGAGTCGGAGCAGTTGCTTGACACCATGGTTCTCTCACAACTTGCAAACCCCACCAGAGATGGAGGTCACTCAATTGAGGCATGGGGTCAGCACTTCAACTACCCAAAGATAAGCATTGACTATGATACATTTTATCAGGGGTACTCTGATGAGATGGGCGAGTACTGTATGCAGGACACCAGAATATCAGTCAAGATATACAAGCAGGTGAAGAAGGAACTATCCTCCTTCTCTCCGGGTTGTATCAGACTGGAGCACAGTGTCAGGACTATTCTCTCTGAGCAAGAGTTCAACGGCTTCAAGCTGGACGAGCAGAACGCCTGTATGCTGGTGGCAGAACTGACCGATGAACTCAATACTATCAAGGAGCAGATGCAGGATACCTTCCCACCCACAGAGGTCCAGCTAAAGACCAAGACCAAATACATCCCCTTCAACCCCGGGTCACGTAAGCAGGTGGCAGAGCGGTTGATGGAGATGGGCTGGGTCCCTGAGAAGAAGACTGACCTAGGCAATGTGGTGGTGGATGAAAGCATTCTCTCTGAGATTGACATGCCAGAGGCGCAGATGATTGCACGGTACATGATGCTACAGAAGCGCATAGCACAGGTGGACTCTTGGATAGACGCAATCAACCCGGACACAGGTAGGGTACACGGGAAGGTGCTGACCCTTCGTACAATCACAGGACGTATGGCCCATGCCACTCCGAATATGGCACAGGTCCCAGCTGTGTACTCTCCCTATGGTCCAGAGTGCAGGAGACTGTGGGTCCCGGGTAACCCTAGGAAGCAGAACCTTGTAGGTATAGACGCCAGTTCCATTGAGCTAAGAATGCTATGCCACTACATGAACGATCCAGAGTACACAGAGATTGTTGTCTCCGGTGACATACACACAGCCAACCAAGAGAGGGCAGGACTAAGCTCACGCGCACAGGCCAAGACATTTATCTATGCCTTCCTCTACGGTGCAGGCGCTGCCAAGATAGGAAAGATCGTAGACGGCACAGCAGCAGACGGGCAGGACCTGATAGACAAGTTCCTAGAGGCCACCCCTGCCCTTCACACAGAGCGCCAGCGCGTGACCCTTGCAGCAGAGCGAGGGTTTATCAAGGGGCTAGACGGTAGAAGATTGTTCATTCGTTCCACTCACGCTGCACTGAACACACAGCTACAGGGTGCAGCTGCCATTGTGATGAAGCGTGGCTTGGTCATCTTCAACGACAAGCTACCCGAGGGTGCTCGCTTTGTTGCAAATGTTCACGATGAATGGCAATTAGAGGTTGACAAACCCCTGTCAGATATGGTAGGTACTCTTGGCATAGACAGTATCAAAGAAGCAGGAGAGTTCTACAATCTAAAATGCCCACTGACAGGAGAGTACAACGTAGGTTCCAACTGGGCAGAGACACACTAGAAAGGAGTAAAGAATGGGTGCACTGATGGTAGCTTTGGGAGTAGTCTTGGTTCCTCTAGGGTTGGGTAATCAAGAATACTTTGACAGAGTAGAGGAACAAACTGACAAGGGCTACACTTGGGAGTACGTGGGTTACACGCCTTGGTCACAGGATAAGTCGCCGTCTCTTCTGATAGAGCCGGGTGAAGGTTTTCCACCGTATATTTTATTTAAACTTAGCAAGCCAGAGGAGTAGAAATGTCTGTAGATTTAGATAACCATATTCTTGAGAAGAATGTAGCTGATCTTCAAGAACAGTTACAGAAGTCTTACATCAGAAACAGTGAACTGATTGAGCAGAACAATGCACTGATCAAAGAGCGTGATGCCATTATGCACCACAGCCTATCCACTGAGGAGATAAAAAGAAAAGAGAATAAGAATAAAAAAAGCTTGACATCTTATGTTGAAGATGCTATGAACTGTAACATCAAAACATTCCAGAATATTCTGGGTAAACTGAAAGGAGCTTAGAGACCATGCCAATTGTACAGGGTACAGCTTACTGGGCAAAACTTGATCCTAACAATCCCGCACAGAAGTATCAGACTACTTCTAGGGAAGATACTGAATGGTGCCTTGACCTTGGGTTGGATACCAAGGCAGTCAAGATGATTGAGGGTATGAACCCCTCCGCATCTGTCAAGGACGGTAAGAAGAAGAACCATGCCAGTGGTGGCCCGTTCTTCAAGTTCAAGAAGAATGCCTTCACCCGTGACGGTAAGGCACTCCCTGCTCCGCGAGTGGTAGATGCACAGAAGAACGATATCTCTGGCACTGCCATTGGTAACGGGAGCAAGGTCAATGTTCTGTTCCGCGCCAAGGAGATGGAACAAGGACAGTGGGCAGGTAAGAGCGTGTTCTATCTGGACGCTGTCCAAGTGTTGGAGCTTGTCCCTTACGAGGGAGGAGCATCAGAGGACTTCAGTGCAGTGGACGGTGGCTACACTGGAGAGGAAGACTTTGCCACAGAAGATAATGGGTTGTAGGTAGAGTCAATGACTAGCAAGATTAGTACTCTTCTGGACGACATAGGTTATCGTTTAGAAGAGGGGAGTGTCCCAGAAGAGGCTAATCTTGCTATCTTTCTGGACGAATTAAAGGAGGTGATGCAGAACTTTTTTGTTGAGGAGTCTAATCGGGACAGCACGGGTAAGCTGCGACTCTCAGCAGTGGGGAGAGAGGACCGAAAGCTCTGGTATGATTTCAACGGCTACGAAAAAGAAAAGCTAACAACTAGCCAGCGAATACGTTTTTGTCTTGGTCACATACTAGAAGCTTTCGTCCTCCTTCTTGCCAGAGAAGCTGGTCACACGGTGGAGGACTGCCAGAAAGAAGTATCTGTTGAGAAGGTAAAGGGACACATTGACTGTGTCATAGACGGTGAGTTAGTGGATGTTAAGTCTGCTTCACCCTACGGTTTCAAGAAGTTTGTTGACGGTTCTATCATCAGAGGTGATGATCCGTTTGGTTATATCTATCAGCTTAGTTCCTACGGTGCTGCCCTAGGTAAAGAGAAGGGATACTTCCTATCCATTGACAAGAGCGGTGGTGATCTAAACCTACTAGAGGTTCCCCTTACCAATGTTGATCCAGCTGAGAGAATATCTTACCTGAAGGATACTCTACCTGACACTGATCCTCCAGACAGGTGCTACTCAGAGGTAGAAGAACCATCAGGTAACAAGAAGCTAAGTTTCAATTGTAAATACTGTGACTACAAGGTAGAGTGTTGGAAGGATTCTAATAACGGGACAGGCCTACGTAAGTACAACTACTCCAGAGGTCCAGAGTATTTCACTCACATAGAAAAAGAACCCAGAGTAGAAGAGGACTTTGTATAATGGCACAGCGCCCTGATCAATCTATTATATTATCCTATCAAGAATGTAAATTCTGTGGATCATCAGATGGATTTGTATACTATGATAGCCACGGTTACTGCTATCATTGCAATGAAGTTTGGTTTGGTAAAGACTATGACAAAGCACTGGAGGACATGAACGACATGCACTGGACGTTTAGAGATGATAAGACACGGGTCCCTGACCCTGACCGCTACTTTGGTTTTGTCTATATCATCACCAATAAAAAGAACCACAGAAAGTACATAGGGTGTAAGCAGTACTGGCAGATGCGCCACAGGAAAAGATACAAGCCCTCCAACTGGAAAGTCTACACCTCTTCTTCCAAAGAACTATGCTCTGAGATAGATAAGATTGGAAAGAGAAACTTTAAGTTTGAGATCATACAAGAGTACGAGACCAAGCGTGGACTGCACTACTATGAACAGTACTACCAGATGCAGAACCATGTTCTTACCTCTGTTCTAGAAGGCACAGATCAGAGAGAATATTATAACAAGAACGTGGGCGGCATTCGTTTCTATGTACCACTGGAGACATATCAGGACCCATCCTATAGAAAGGTGATGAGCACCAACGGTAGAAAGGGAGGAGCACCCTGCCAAGGACCCTATAAGATTACCTTTAAGACTGGTAAGAGTGTCAGGGTAAAGAACCTGAGAGCTTGGGCAGATCGTAAAGGCTACGGGTATCAGCAGCTGTACAAGATAGCAAACAAGTACACAGAGAAGGACGGGTACAAGAGACACAAGCACAAAGATATCATAGGCGTGGAGCGTGTAGCAAATGACATGGGGCAGTAGCTACGAGGGTT